GCAGCAAGCCATCTGTACCAGCAGCGCCGGAAGTTCAGGCAGCACCTCAGGAGCAGGATGCTGCGGTTGTTTCTGCGCGTGATGATGAAGAGCGCCGCCGCCGTCAGGCTGCCGGTCGTAGCTCCACGCTGCTGACTGGTGCCCAGGGTGACACCTCCACTGCCAATACCAGCGGTAAAACGCTGCTCGGCCAGTAACGGAGCAGGCGGATATGGCGGAAACCGTAAAAGAGCGGCTGCTGAAGCAGCTCGCACAGCTGAAGAATGAGCGCACTTCTTTCGAGCCGCACTGGCGCGACCTGAGCGACTTTATCAATCCGCGCGGTTCCCGCTTCCTGACCTCTGACGTTAACCGTGACGATCGCCGCAATACCAAAATCGTTGACCCGACCGGCTCGCTGGCTCAGCGCATTCTTTCCAGCGGCATGATGTCAGGCATCACCAGCCCGGCCCGCCCGTGGTTCAAGCTGGCAACGCCTGACCCTGACATGATGGATTACGGCCCGGTGAAGATCTGGCTGGAAGTAGTGCAGCGCCGCATGAACGAAGTGTTCAACAAATCGAACCTGTATCAGTCACTGCCGATCATGTACAGCAGCATCGGCACCTACGGCACCGCCGCAATGGCAGTGCTGGACGATGACCAGGATGTGATCCGCACCATGCCTTTCCCGATTGGCTGCTACTACCTGGCTAACAGCCCGCGCGGCAGCGTCGATACCAGCTTCCGCCAGTTCTCGATGACCGTGCGCCAACTGGTGCAGGAGTTTGGTCTGGAGAACGTCAGCACGTCCGTTAAGAGCATGTTTGAGAACGGCACCTATGAGCAGTGGATCGAGATTAACCACTGCATCATGCCGAACATCAACCGCGACACCGGGAAGCTGGACAGCAAGAACAAGCCGTTCAAATCCGTCTACTTCGAGACAGGCGGCGACAACGATAAGTTGCTGCGCGAATCCGGTTACGACGAATTCCCGATCATGGCGCCGCGCTGGGAAGTGAACGGCGAGGATGTTTACGCCTCGTCCTGCCCTGGCATGCTGGCGCTGGGTCAGGTTAAAGCCCTGCAGGTTGAGCAGCGCCGTAAAGCGCAGCTGATCGACAAGGCCACGAACCCGCCGATGGTTGGGCCGACATCACTCAAAAACCAGCGCGTTTCCCTGCTGCCTGGCGATGTGACCTATCTCGACGTTATGACCGGGCAGGACGGGTTTAAGCCTGCCTACCTGGTTAATCCGAATACCGCTGATCTGCTGGCCGACATTCAGGACACCCGGCAGATCATCAACAGCTCCTACTTCGTCGATCTCTTCATGATGTTGCAGAACATCAACACCCGCTCAATGCCAGTGGAAGCGGTGATCGAGATGAAGGAGGAAAAGCTCCTGATGCTGGGTCCTGTGCTGGAGCGCCTGAACGACGAATGTCTGAACCCGCTGATCGACCGCACGTTCTCCATCATGGTGCGCAAGAACATGCTGCCGCCGCCGCCGGACGTTCTCCAGGGTATGCCGCTGCGCATTGAGTATATCTCCGTGATGGCGCAGGCCCAGAAGTCTATCGGCCTCACCAGCCTTTCCCAGACC